GCAGCTCTCGGTGGCTTGTCTGGCTATGTAATTACCCACCTGTTGTCTGAGATCAAAAGACTCAACACGCGAGTCGATGAGATCTATAACATCTTGCTTGACAGGTAACATTCTGCTATGGCAAGAAAAGCAACTAAGGCATTAGAGGAACAAGGTTACTCAAAGCTTGATGCTTATTGCATTGGGCTTTATGAGTACTTCTGTTCATTAAAGCGAGCAGGTTTCGCAGAGGACATTGCCATGTTCATGATCACAGAACCGCAAGCCTATCCTCACTGGATTCTGCCTGATCCCATTGACCCTGAGAAGTTCGGGGATTACGAAGATGAGGATGATGACTAAACGCAGATACTTGGTGATCTCGGATTTACAGATTCCATATCATCATGAGCAAGCAGTTAAGAATCTTATCAAGTTAGTAAAGCGCGAGAAGTTCGATTTAGTCCTTAACACAGGCGATGAGCTTGATATGCAGTCTCAGTCCAAGTGGGCTAAAGGCACTCATCTAGAGTATGAAGGGCAGCTAGATTATGATCGAAGTCTCGCTCAGAACATCCTCTGGGATCTCGGCACTACCGACATCACTCGATCCAACCACACCGATCGTCTATACCACACTCTCGTTAGAGGAGCTCCTAGCCTCATCGGACTTCCAGAACTCGAGTACTCCCGCTTTATGGGTTTCAATGACTTGGGGATTCGTTTTCATAAAAAGCCATTCGAGTTCCATAAAGGCTGGGTCTTAGTCCACGGAGACGAAGGATCGATGAATAGCAATGCAGGGCTTACAGCTCTTGGCTTGGCTAAGAAGTTTGGTAAATCTGTAGTCTGTGGACACACTCACAGGGCTGGCATCAGTGCCTATACAGAGGGCTTAGGAAGCCAATACAGGACTCTTTGGGGTTTAGAGGCAGGAAATGTCATGGACAAGAAGAAAGCCTCTTATCTGAAGGCTGGCAGTGCTAATTGGCAGATGTCTGTGGCAGTCATTGAGACACACGGAGACAGGGTTAGCCCATTCTTAGTACCAATCAACAAGGACGGATCGTTCACCCTATATGGACGACTTTACGCCTGACATCAAGCGCACCCTAGATGATGCCGTGGACGAGGGAGAATCGTTATCATTTCGTTACCAGAATGTGCTTGATTAGTCGGACACTTCTGTCACACTAATTCTGTAAGCCAGTCGAGGGCACTGGATGCAGATAGGAAATACAATGAGCTTTGAGATGCCAATTATTGTGCTGCTACTCGCAGCTAATGCTTTATGGTATTTAGTAGGTTGGGCTAAAGGCTTCAACGAAGGCAAGCGTGAAGGTTTGATTGTGGCTAAGTCATTTCAGCGAGTGACAACAGATGCGCGCTAATGAGATCCTACTTACCGCAACAGACACAATCCGCGATCGTGGGCTATCGTATGGTCACCCTGCGGATAACCTGCAACACACCGCAATGCTCCTCAGTGCATACCTACAAACACCAATCCACGATTATCAAGTCGCAGGGATCATGGTGCTCGTTAAACTTGCACGGACTAATCAATCAGCCCAACACATCGACAACTGGGTCGATCTATGCAGCTATGGAGCACTCGCAGGGCAACTAGCAACAGAGGAGAATGAACTCTATGTTTAATTTAGCCGACTATGAACCAGTGGAGGTTCGACTTGAAAAGTTTATTAAGGACTATCCTTCGTTCCGTATATCTACTGAACTGGAAGTTGTCGAGGCTTCTCGATACATCGTTAAAGCTTATCTATTTAAGAATGCTGAAGATGGCGTTGCATGGGCAACAGGGTACGCTGAGGAAACAGTTACTAGCCGAGGGGTTAATCAGACTTCAGCACTGGAGAATTGCGAGACTTCGGCAATCGGCAGAGCACTTGCAAATGCAGGTTATGCGCCTAAAGGAAAGAGACCAAGCCGAGAAGAAATGACAAAGGTCGTTGCTACAAAAGTAGCAAAGCCACCAGTTCAAGATGTCAAGGCAGATGATCAGGATTACTGGACTACACCTGTCGGAGAATATCGAGGCGTAGTTGATGCACCTGTCACACTTGAAAAGGCTATGGAGAATGTAGCTGCGATCATGGGAACAGGCGAGGCAGTAGAAGCTCCATCATGCGAGCATGGACACATGCAATGGCGTGAGGGCGAAAAGAATGGCAAGGCATGGGGTGGCTACTTCTGTAATTCAGCGATCTCATCGGCACATAGATGCCCTACCAAGTGGTACACACTGGGATCAGACGGAAAGTTCCAACCACAGAAAGCGAGAGTTTAATGGGAAACATCGGGATTAAGATAAATGGTGAGTGGGTTGATCTAATGTCAGCCTTCGTCCCATGTCAGTTATGCAATGAGCCAGTGCAGATTAAGAACCTGGTTGATTTATCTCAAGATGCTGTCAATGGCACAGTCTCATGGCAATGCTTGAAATGCAGCACAGTCAATGGCTAAGTTTAACTTCGATGAGATTTATAGATCTCCAGTCGATCGCCATATCTACAGCTTTAGCGGCTATGGTGGAGTAGAGAACTGCTCGGATTGTGATTCATTCGTGCAGGTCAATGAGTACGATCGCATTCATGATGGTGCAGTTTTATTCTTCTGCAAGAATTGTGAGAACAAGCATCACCTATGACCCAGCATAGGAAACACAGAGGTTTCCGCACAGAGCGTGTTGTCGCACAGTACCTATCGACTGTATGGCAAGGCGCATGTGTGGGAAGGGGTAGTGGCAAGGATATTGTCAATGTACCGTTCGATGTTGAAGTCAAAGCCCGCGCTGGATTTCAACCTCTTGCATACATTAAGCAACTGAAAGCTCGAACAGCCATTTCGGGGGAATTAGGCTTTGGAGTGATTAGACTCAACGGACAGGGTGAGGATCCGCGTGACTATGCCGCGATAATCCGACTTGAGGATCTCTTGCCACTACTCATATTAAGATACGGTTACCTAGACAAAGAACCTACAGAGGCAGACATAGACCGATGCTCTGGATGTGGGTCATACATGATAAGGAAGTGTTTAACTTGCCAACCTATGATTACAAGTGCACCAGATGCAATCTTAATCAAGAGATCAATCACGGATGGAACAATCGACCAGTGATCTTGTGCAACTATTGTAATGAACCGATGGTTAAAGTTATTGGAGCAGCAGCTACACACTTTAAGGGTAAGGGCTTCTACAGTACGGATAAATAGTTATCCACAGAAGTTATCCACAGCCGGTGATTAGGAGGAACTATGAAACGAAACACCGCTTTGAGCAGGACTTTTACAAATGGATTTGACAGCGATGGTACGCTAACGGCGCAGAGCCTCTCAAAGGCTCACCGCGAGCCCCTAAGGGGCGTAGCTCGCGGGGTGCTAGTAGCTATTGGGATAGCTCTATGCTTAACGCCTGAAGCAGGTGGATCTAAACCAATGCAATATGTAACCTATAAAGAATATGCTTATCATCAATTAGGTTATAACTTAAAGCAATATAAATGCTTAGCAATACTCTATGGTAAAGAATCAGCATGGAATCCTAAAGCAGCTAATGGATCACACTATGGTATTCCACAAGGTAGAAGCCAGTGGCTTAAAGACCAAGATGGTTATACTCAGGTACAGTGGGGTCTTAACTACATAGGCAACCGATATGGTGAGCCATGTAAAGCATTGGATCATTGGAAGGCTAAGGGATGGCATTAGATAAGCTGAACAGCAGGCGTTATCGCGAGCAACGCGAACGCGTGTTCATGCGCGATGGTAGAGCCTGCCAATTATGTGGCACAGATGAGGGTGAGATGCACATCGACCACATAATTCCGCGCAAGGCTGGTGGCGATCATAGCCTTGACAATCTCAGAGTGTTATGCAAGTCATGCAATTTACGCAAGGGTGCGCTCAATGAGGGGATTTTTTTAGCACGGACGGCTACCCCCCCTGTCTTTCTCGACTATATCTCCCCGATGCAGTCCGAACCGATGCTGGACAGTCCGTTTAAGACCCGACCCAGTCCAGATCAATGACAACTAAACCCAGAAAGTCCAAAGCCCTACGAGGGGCAACAAAACCAAGGCTTCACAGTCCACTTCTCAAGGGCGAAAACAAGCTGCAAGATGTAAAAGATCTATGCGCTATCGTCAAGATGGATCTTATGCCGTGGCAAGAGTTTGTGCTTAAGGACATGCTGACTGTGGACAAGAAAGGCATGTGGGTTCGTAAGACAAACCTTATTTTAGTAGCCAGGCAGAACGGAAAGACACATCTGGCGCGTATGTTAATCCTTGCTCACTTGATTAAGTGGAATACCAATGTCCTTATCATGAGCTCTAACAGAAGCATGGCACTAGACACCTTCCGACAAGTCACACACATATTGGAGACCAATGACCACCTTAAAGGATTCGTTAAACAGATCCGACACGCCAATGGAACTGAAAGCATTGAGATGTTATCTGGAGCAAGGCTTGATGTTGTCGCAGCAACTAGAGACGGCTCTCGCGGTCGATCAGTCAATGGACTGCTCTATATCGATGAAGTCCGAGAGATCACAGAAGATGGATTTAGAGCTGCTACTCCTACAACTAGAGCTCACCCAAACTCTCAAACGCTTCTTACCTCTAATGCAGGAGACGCTTTCAGCACTGTACTCAACGACTTACGGGAAAGAGCTATCGACTACCCACCCAAGTCTTTTGGATTCTATGAATACTCAGCACCGCAGTACTGCAAGATAGACGATCGCAATGCATGGGCTTTGGCTAACCCCTCTCTGGGATACACCATCACAGAAGAAGCGATTGAGGAAGCGATTGCTACTTCACCGATTGAGAACACGCGTACTGAGACTCTTTGTCAATGGATCGATTCGTTAAGTAGTCCTTGGCCGCATGGAGTCCTAGAGGACACATCCGATAGCACACTAGAAATGGCTGCTGGGGCTTATACTGTATTCGGTTTCGATGTCAGTCCGTCACGCAGGAACGGATCATTGGTCGCAGGACAACTTCTCCCAGATGGGCGGATTGGCATCGGGATTCTGGAGACTTACAGCTCTCAGGTTGCCATCGATGAGTTAAAGATGGCAGCAAGTATAAAGGCGTGGTGCGACATTTATAAGCCACGGTTAGTTTGTTATGACAAGTACGCCACCCAGACAATCGCAGATCGTCTAGCGAATGCAGGGGTTATGGTCGAGGATGTTTCGGGTCAGCAATTTTATAAAGCCTGCGGAGATCTCTTAGAAGGCTTAGTCAATGCCCGTGTAGTCCATAATGGGCAAGCAGAATTGATCCAGCAGATGAATAATTGCGCAGCTAAAGTCAATGATTCGGCATGGCGTATTATCAAACGAAAATCAGCAGGTGATATCTCAGCTCCTATTGGTCTAGCAATGGTCGTCAGCAAGTTAATGATCCCAGTCGCTAAACCTCAAATCTATACTTAGACACGCCCTAGCACATTGTCTAATTGCTTGACAAATGCTACACTTTCTGTCTATGGGTAAAATACTGCAAGCGTTCGGTCTAGAATCTAAGCCTTTAGTACAGGCTCAAGCTGCGCCTCAAGTTCTTGGCGAGTATTCACCTTATGCAATGCCGTTTCAGACTGCATACATTGGCAGAACAGAAGCGATGTCAGTCCCAGCACTTATGCGTTGCCGCAATTTACTTGCTGGCACAATCGGAGCAATTCCTTTAGAGCTTTACAAAAAATCTACTAACGAAGAACTTGGCTCACCTGCATGGTTAGAGCAGCCTTCATATTCACAGCCACGATCTGTGACTATTGCATGGACTGTTGATTCATTACTTCTTTATGGTCAAGCATTCTGGAAAGTAGTTGAGGTTTATCAGGAAGATGGTCGTCCATCTCGCTTTGAGTGGATCGCAAACAATCGAGTAACGATTACTCTCGATAGCACAAATACTTTTGTTAGATCTTATGCAGTCGATGGCATTACATTACCAATGGACGGCTTGGGATCTCTTGTTACATTCCAGTCACTAAGTGATGGCATCTTAAACACCGGTGCTTCTACAATTCGCGCAGCCATCGATGTTCAGAAGGCAGCAGCGATTGCAGCAGCTACTCCAATGGCAACTGGTTACATTAAGAACACAGGCGCAGATCTAGATCCTAAAGAAGTGTCAGGATTACTAGCTGCATGGCGTACTGCTCGTAACAATCGTTCAACTGCATACTTGACATCGACTCTTGAATACAACCCAGTGTCATTCTCACCAAAAGACATGATGTATGGAGAAGCAATCTTCAATCTTGCTACAGAGATCGCTCGCCTATGCAATGTGCCTGCTTATTATGTTTCAGCAGATCAGAATAACTCTATGACTTATGCCAATGTGCAAGATGAGCGTAAGCAATTCTTGACACTATCTTTACAGCCATTCATTACTGCGATTGAAGATCGTTTGTCTATGGATGACATTACGGCTCGCGGCAATGTAGTGAAGTTTGACATTGATAAAAACTTTCTGCGCACTGATCCACTGCAACAGCTTGCAGTAATTGAAAAACTCCTAGCCCTTAACCTGGTTACCCAAGAGCAGGCTATGGAAATGACAGATCTAACACCTAACGGAAGCAATGGTCTAGTATGAACCAAGTAATTACCTTCTCAGCTGATCTAACAGCAGACTCAGCCAATCGCACAGTATCAGGCAAAATCGTGCCTCTCAATGTCGAAGCAGGATCTACAAATATGGGCAAAGTTATCTTTGCTTCTGGATCTATTGCTATCGAAGATCCTAAAGCAATCAAGTTGCTAAGCCAGCACGATAACAAGAAGCCTCTTGGTCGTATGGTTTCATTTAGCGAATCAGAGAACTCAATCGATGCAGTCTTTTCTGTTAGTCGCTCACAGCGCGGTACAGAAGCTCTCATCCTTGCAGAAGAAGGATTGCAATCAGGTTTGTCAATCGGGGCTGAAGTCCTCAAGTCAAAGATCAAGGATGGCGTGACATATGTATCCGCTGCTCGCTTGGTCGAAGTAAGTTTGGTAACAGAGCCAGCATTTAAGTCTGCTCAAGTTACTGATATTGCAGCAGAAGAATCTGCTGTAGAAGAATCAACCCAACCAACAGAAAGCGAGACAGCCACCGTGGAAGAAACCACTCCAGCAGTCGAAGCAACACCAGTTGAAGCACCAGCGGTCGAAGCTGCTCGCCCAACTGTTTCAGCAGCATACTACACAAAGCCACGCATTGAAGTTACTGCAGCTAAGTATGCAGAAAACACAATCCGCGCAGCTCTAGGTGATGAGAATGCTCGTCAATACCTACGCGCAGCAGATGACACAACAGACAACGCAGGACTTGTTCCAACTCGTCAGCTATCTGAAATCATCAACCCACTATCTACAACAATCCGTCCTTCAATCGATGCAATCTCACGCGGAGTATTGCCAGATGCAGGTATGACTTTCGAGATTCCAAAGATCACAGCAGTACCAACTGTTGCGATTGAGCCAGAAGGCGATGCGTTCAGCGACACAGATCAGAACGCTGCTTTCCTATCTGTATCAGTACAGAAGTATGCAGGACAGCAGACATTTTCTGTTGAATTGCTAGATCGTACATCTCCAGCATTCTTTGATGAGCTAGTGCGCAACATGGCAGCAGCTTACGCTAAGGCAACAAACGCAGCAGTAAACGCTGCACTTATCTCAGGTGCAACAGCAGATGCAACAACAACAGTCACATATCCAACAGCATCAGAATTGCTTGGAATTGTTGCTCGCGGATCTGCTTCTGTTTACGGAGCAACAGCAGGACTACCTAACCCATTTGCACGCAACATGGTCGTATCAACAGGACAATGGTCTAACATCATGTCTCTTAACGATGCAGGTCGCCCAATCTACACAGCATCACAGCCAATGAACGCTGGCGGTCAAGTAGCACCAACATCACTAACAGGTAATGTTGCAGGACTTAACCTCTATGTTGATCCAACAAACGGTGGCGATGGCGATGGAACTATCCTAATCGTGAACCCAGATGCTTACACATGGTACGAGTCACCAACATACCGCCTACGCGCAGAATCAACTGCAAACGGTTCTGTAACAATCGGCTACTACGGCTTTGGAGCAATCGCTACTAAGGTCGGAGCAGGCGCATTCAAGAATAACAAGGCGTAACAAACTCACTAAGTCGCTCTGGGGAGTAGTAGCCCTCTACTCCCCAGAGTCTTTAGAAAGGACATCATGGCACTTACAACAGTCGCAGAACTCCGCAGCACGCTCGGAGTCGGTACTTTGTATCCAGATGCAACCCTTCAAGAAGTATGCGATGCAGCAGATGCAGTTTTACTTCCTATGTTATGGAGTCCTACTTACTTTTCAGTAGCGCATGAAAACATCATAGGGCAGGGCACTCTTTATTTTAACGATCGTATTAAAGAGATTTTTTATGTAGGTCAAACAGTAACAATTTCTAATTCTGGATCTTCTTACAATGGCAATAAAGTTATTACAGCCGTTGGAGATTATTCAATCAGCATGGTTACAAATCACACTACAGCGCAGCCTAAGCACGCTATCGCTCCTTATGGCTCAGTCGCTTCAAGAACATACACAGACTGGACAACAGACACAGCAGTTCAGAATGCAGCTTTAATGATATCTGTTGAAATCTGGCAAGCGCGTACAGCCACCCTTTCAGGCAGTAACGCAGTCGATTTCCAGCCAAGCCCTTACCGAATGAGCGCACAGCTTCTCGCTAAGGTGCGAGGATTGATCGCTCACGCACTTGATCCGCGTTCGATGGTGGGATAATGCCCGTTGCCGTCACTACTCTTAGAACCACATTAGCAACTGCTCTAGTAGACAATGCCAAGTGGCAGACTTTTGCATTTCCGCCGGCAACAGTCCTTGCTAACTCTGTAATAGTGTCTCCGGACGATCCGTATTTGACACCAACTAATAATCAGCACATTGGCATTAGTCCAATGGCTAACTTTAAGATAATTATGACTGTGCCTCTGTTTGACAATGAAGGCAACCTAAACGGGATTGAAGATACTGTCTGTGGCGTGTTCGCAAAGCTCGCAGCATCATCTCTCGTCTATAATGTAAGCGCAATCAGCGCACCAAGTATTCTCAACGCTGCTTCGGGAGACCTTCTCAGCTGCGAGATGTCCGTATCAATCCTTACGAGTTGGAGTTAAAATGTCCGAGTGGGAAAAAGAAAACGAAGCCTTCCTGATCAAGATCGGGCAGGTAGCACCAGCAGTATCAAAGCCAGCAACTACTAAGAAGGACGAGGAATAATCTCATGGCTGTATTTCTAAATAACAATGTAGGTGTGAAGATTAACTCAGTCGATCTTTCAGACCATGTAACAGCAGTAACAATCAACCGTTCATTTGATGAGCTAGAAGTAACAGCTATGGGAGATAACTCACATAAGTTTGTTAAGGGTCTAGAGTCATCAACTGTGACTATCGACTTCCTAAACGACACAGCAGCAACAAATGTATTGGCAACACTACAAGCTGCATGGGGAACAACAGTCACATGTGTATTTCTACAGACAAAGGGAACAGCAGTCTCAGCGACTAACCCTCTGTACACAGTCTCGTTGCTAGTCAATAACACAACGGACATCAATGGTGCTGTTGGTGACATTGGCACACAGTCGATTACATTTACTGCTAACTCAACAGTTGCAGTAGCCACAACAGGCACATTCTAAAAAACTAAACAAAGGGGCAAACCATGGCAAAACTAAAGATCGTTCGTAATGATGGAAGCGTACTAGAAGGAGAAATCACGCCTGCCGTGGAATACTCCTTCGAACAGTACGCTAAAAAGGGCTTTCATAAAGCGTTTCGAGATGACGAAATGCAGACCTCGGTCTATTGGCTAGCTTGGGAAGTAACACGCAGGTCAGGTGAAACTGTTAAGCCTTTCGGGATTGAATTCATCGAAACATTAAAAAGTGTTTCTGTGGAGGATTCAGACCCTTTAGCTTAAAGCGCGATCTTCCGTTCACCTACCTAATTGCTAGGCTAAGCATTAGGTTAGGGATCGCGCCACAGCAATTATTAGAGCTAGATCGAACAATGCTCAATGCATTGTTTCAAGGTCTCACGGATGAAGCAAAGGAGTCAGCAGATGCCAGTCGAGTTCGCAGGCGTAAATGATCTCCGTAAAGCCTTAAAGGCTTATGCTCCAGACTTGGACAAAGCTCTAAAGAAAGAATTGACAGCAATCGCAGAGCCTCTGGTTAACAAAGCCAGAGGTTATGCGCCTGCCAGTCCACCGCTTAGCAACTGGGGTAGAGAAGGCGGTCGCTTTCCTACATATAACGGAGCAGCAGTTAAAGCTGGAATCCGCTTCAGCACAGCAAAATCTAAGAAGAATAGTCGTGGCTTTTCTTCTAGCACACGCATCGTTAACACGACAGCGGCAGGTGCTATCTATGAAACAGCAGGGCGTAAGAATCCATTTGGACAGCCTTGGGTAGGTCCTAAAGGTCCAGCAGGTAGTAAGTATTCGCACTCTAAAAACAAATATGCAGGTCGTGATTTCATTGCTGCAATGGGTGGCGAAATGAAAGGTAAGGGGATGGACAAAGGTCGCCTTATCTATCGCGCTTGGGCAGAAGATCAAGGCAAGACTCAAGATGCAATCATCAAAGCAGTCATTAGAACTAATGATCTATTTCAATCTAAAACAGGCGGAGCAATAACTCGCGGAGTTAGGAAGGCTGCATAATGGCACAGTCAAACATTGACATTAAAATCCTTGCAGAGTTTTTAGGTAAAAGTGCCTTCAAGCAAGCAGACACAGCAGTCGGCAAACTTAACAAAAACGTTAAGTCTCTAGGTGCTTCTTTTGGTATTGCATTCGGTGGCGCAGCCCTTGGCATTGCGATCAAGAAATCAATCAGAGATTTTGCAGATGCAGAGCGTGAGACACAGCAATTAACTAACACAGTTAAGAATCTGGGATTAGCCTTTGCTGCTCCAGAAGTAGATGCTTATGTAGAGAAGATCGGCAAGCTTTACGGAGTTACGGGCGATCAAGCAGTCCCAGCATTACAGGCATTACTAACTGCAACTGGATCAGTATCTCGATCTACAAAGATCATGAATGTTGCCCTTGACCTTGCAGCTAGTCGTAACGCCGATGTCGCATCCGTTGCGAGCGATCTTGCTAACGCTTATGTCGGAAATACTAAGGGGCTTAACCAATACAGATTAGGTCTGACAAAGGCTGAACTTGCTGCTATGTCCTTTGATGAGATCTTAGAAACAATCGGAAGCCAGACACTAGGGTCAGCCGATGAAGCTGCTAAGACTCTTAGCGGTCAACTTGCTATTCTTGCAGAGGTAAGTAATCAAGCTAAAGAGCGCATTGGTGGCGGTCTGGTTCAAGCCCTTGGCGGTCTTGGTGGACAAAATGGCGCAGGTGGCGCAGCGAAAAACATCGAAAATCTTTCGATCAAACTCACTAATGCAATTACAGGTTTCGGATATTTAGTCCAAGAAATAAAGATTGCTCAACCTATTCTTGTCGCAGCAGGTCTTGCTATCGGTCTTGCATGGGCTCCATGGCTCACCGCGATTGGTGTTGCAGCTGTAGCCATTGGTGCTATTGGCAATGCTATGAGAAAGTCCACTCCGCAACAACCTATCAACACAGGCAAGTTATTCTTTCCTAGTGGCGGTGATGGTGGATATAAAGAGCGTTTAGCCGCTGAGAAGAAAGCAGAAGCTGCTGCAGCAGCTCGCGCCAAGAAATTACAAGCCATGGCAAAGGCTTCTGAGAAAGCACAAAAAGATGCTCTTAAACTTGCCAAGGCTAAGGCAGTCTTTGACATGCAGAAGATCCAGATTGAGGCAGCCCTCAAGGGTAAGATCTCAGAAGAAGATAAGATTCGCCTAAAGTTAATGAAGGCTATTGAAGATGAAAACATTACCAATGTTGAAAAGTATCAGAAGGCTTTAGAGGTTGCTCAGACAAAGACTAAGGAATTAACTGAGTTACTTGCAACAGTCAAATCCATGGAGATCAAAGACCCGTTTGGCGCTTGGTCGGTTGATCCACTCACTGCGGCTATCAATGAGCTTACTAAGTCAATGTTTTCTGTACAGACACAGATCCAAGCCAACGGCAGAGAGTGGTCATCTTTTGCCAACTCTGTAGCAACTACAGTCATTAGACCTAACCTTTCGGAATGGTCATCATCTTTTGGCGCAGCTGGATCGGCTGCAGCAACAGCAACCGCAGCAGCAACAGCAGCGGCATTAAAAGCACAGCAAGATGCTCTGACTGCCCAATCAACAGCAGCCTCAGCAGCGTTACAAGCACAAAGCGCAGAACAGTTAGAAGCACTAAAAAAGCGTTTAGCAGAAGAAGCCGCAGCTTATAAAGAGTTAATGGAAGCGACTGCCGCAGCGGCAGAAGCCGCACTTTTAACAGGTGCTAATGAATACACTACTGGCAACCTAGCCAAGATAGCCTCAGAAGCTGCAGCGCAAGCAGCGGCAGCAGCAGCGGCAGAAGCGGCAGCAACGCAAGCAAGTGGGTCAGTTACAGGCGGATCAACTAAAATCGAAGTGACTGTTTCAGGTGATCCCTTCACAGATCCTAATGCTGTGGCAGAGAAGGTCGTAGAGATTATCCGCAATGCAGGTCAACGCGGCACAGTAGATGTGTTAGGTTTTGAGTAATGCCTTGGCTTCCAGAATGGCGCGTGACGATCAATGATGATGTTTACACTAACGTCACGGCAGTATCTTTTGCATCTGGTCGCTTAGACATCGATCGGCAGCCTACTGCTGGTTATTGCCGAGTACAAATCATCAATACCGATGGTTCGCCTTTTACTATCAATGTCTCAGAAGCAATTACTTTAGAGCTTAAGAATTCATCTGGGACTTATGTAACTGTGTTCGGTGGTGAGGTTTCGGACTTCTCCATCGGAGTTAGAAGCCCAGAGGAAACTGGCTTTATCACTACAGGCACAGTACTAGGCGTAGGAAGCCTTGCAAGGCTCACCAAAGCTGTTTACAACACAGCCTTAGCAGAAGGCTTAGACGGGGCTCAAATCGCCGCTATCCTTGGCTCAGCCCTTTCCTTGCCATGGTCAGAAGTATTGCCCACACTAACATGGGCAACATACCCAGCAACTACTACATGGGCTAACGCTGAAACTAGCGTAGGCGAAATCGATGCAGGGTTTTACACCATGATTGCACTTGCAGCTTCTCCATCTGCTAAATCAAATACACTTGCAGACCAGATAGCCAATAGCGCACTAGGTCAGATATTTGAGACTAAGTCTGGCAAGGTTGATTATGCCGATGCGGATCATCGCTCTACCTATCTTGTCGCTAACGGGTACACAAACCTAGATTCCTCTTACGCATCCCCTAGCACTATCCGCTCAACTACACAGACTTCTCGCATCCGCAACAGTCTTATCTATCGCTATTCAACGGGATATGCATCAACCTACACAGCTTCTGATAGTAACTCGATTGCCACTTATGGGCTTTATGAGCGTTCGTATGAGTCAAACATTAAAAATTCAACTGACATTGATGACATCGCCGCTAGAGAACTTAGCCTTCGTGCTACCCCTAGAGGTTCTTTGGAAACGATTACCTTCAGACTAGATAACCCAGACATGCCTAGCGTTTTACTTGACCGCCTTATCGGGGTCTTTTTTGGTCAGCCTGTTCTGATCCAAAACTTACCAAGCAATATGCTTGATGGCTCTTTTGGTGGTTTTGTTGAGAATGTAGTAATGAATGCTACGCCTACCTTCGTTGACCTTACCCTTTATATTTCAGCTACACCATTCTCGCTGAGTCTTTTACAATGGCAGACAATTACGCCTGTCGACCTCATTTGGACTGAGGTGAATGGTACACTTACATGGACTAACGCGATCGGAGCACTAACCTAATGGCAACAACAACAACTAACTTTGGGTTCGACATCCCACAGAGTTCAGACCTCGTTAAGGATGGCGCAACAGCGATTGCAGAGCTGGGTCAGGACATCGATACCAAGTTCGCAGGTCTTACAGTCAATGCCCAGACTGGCACTACCTACACAGCAGTCAAGGCAGACGGACTTAACGCTATTGTCACAATGGACAACGCATCGGCTAATACTTTCTACATTCCAACAGATGCCACATACGCTTTTCCTACAGGAACAACTCTGATTGTGTACATGAAGGGTGCAGGAGTAACAACAATTACTGCGACAACTCCGGCAACAACTACAGTAGTCAGCGCAGGTGCAGTCATTGGCTCGCCTGTTTTGGCTCGTTACAAGTCAGCAGCTTGCATCAAGATCGCTGCTAACTCATGGATCGTAGTGGGTGCAGTTGCCTAATGCTCAATTCATTAGTCGGGATTATTGCCTCTAGCGGTGCGCCTGTTGCAGGTGGGGCTTACGAGTCTATTGCTACGGCTGTTGGTACTGGATCTAATAGCAGTATAACTTTTAGCAGCATCCCTAGCGGTTATACATCGTTACAAATTCGCGCAATGTATAAAGATGTTACCAATCAAGGTCAATGGTGTCAGTATAATCTTAGATTCAATTCAGACACAGGAAGTAATTATTGGATTCATTACCTTGCAGGGGATGGATCGGCAGCAAGCGCAAACGGATTTAGTAGCACTCGTATTTCTATTAGATATTCTGGAGCCGATTCGAGTCCAAGCGCAAATACTGTTGGAGTTTCAATTATAGATATTCACGACTATGCGAGCAGCACTAGAAATAAAACAGTTAGAGCGTTGGCTGGTGTAGATACAAATAGTGCAGATGGCGGTATTGCGTTAACTTCAGGATTATGGCTATCAACCTCAGCGATCACTTCGATAACAGTGAGTGCGGCTCTGAGTAATTTTACTGCTAATTCTGTTTTCGCACTATACGGAATTAAGGGAGCGTAAATGCCAGCAACATACGAGCCAATCGCTACCACAACTTTAGGAAGTGCGGCGAGCAGTATAACTTTTTCGAGTATTAGTGCTGCATATACAGATTTACGCTTAGTATTAGTTAGTACATCCAATTCAGGAAATCTAAACACAAGAGCAAGATTTAATTCCGATACTGGAACCAATTATTCTTATACACAATTATATGCGGATGGAACTGGTGCTTATTCAGGCAGATCGTCTAATGTTGCTTATGCCCCATTAGATGAAGATGCCACAAGTACAACTCCACCTGTAATGCTAACTGTAGATTTTTTCAATTATGCAGGTTCAACTAATAAAACATATTTACAAACTATGCAAATGGATAAAAATGGTAGTGGTTCAGTAGTTCGCCAAGTTGGCTTATGGCGCAATACTGCTGCGATAAATACCATTTTAATCTATACCAGCACTTCTAATTTTGCAGTCGGCACAACAGCCACACTATACGGAATCTTGAGGGCTTAACTATGCCAGTTACATATCAACTTATCTCAAGCAATGTGCTAAGCAGTTCTGCTGCAAGCGTGACCTTTTCTTCTATCCCTGCGACTTATACTGATTTGGTTGTTCGTATGAGTACACGCAATGACCAAGCATCTGTATTCGGTGGCATTTTGTATGAGTTGAATGGTGATACTTCAACGACTTATAGTACAACTTTTGTCAGAGGTAGCGGTTCAGCAATCTTGTCTGACCGCAGAAGCGGCACTCCTAATAATGCTGCTTATTTTTTGCTATCAACTGGAAACAATGCAACAGCAAGCACATTTGGGTCTTCTGAAGCATATTTCCCAAACTATGCTGGAAGTAATTATAAAGTTGCTAGCGCATTTACTGTTAGCGAAAACAACGCTACGACAGCCTATGCGGGTGCGACTGCCAACCTTTATTCCGCAAGTACAGCGATAACTTCTATTAAGATTCTTTCGGAATCTGGCAATTTTGTTTCAGGTTCATCTTTCTATCTATACGGCATCAAGAACTCATAAGGAGCAACAATGACAACAGCAATCGAAGTTAACTGCACAACAGGTGAGGTCATCGAGCGTCCATTGACAGCCGATGAAATTGCAGCCAATGAAGCAGCAGCAGTACAGGCAGAAGCAGATCGCCTAGCGGCAGAAGCAGAAGCTGCAACCAAGGCTGAGGCTAAGGCTGCACTACTGGCAAAGCTTGGTATCTCAGAAGATGAAGCGAAGCTCTTACTTGGATGAAGGTAAAACTCTCTAGAGCTGCTATCCAGTTAAGGGAGCAGATCGATGACTCATTCCCCGATCGTGACCGCACATCGGATGGTTGGATTGGTGATACCAGACACGCTGCTCGCAAGTCTGATCATAATCCAGATGAGCAAGGCTGGGTACGTGCCATTGATGTCGATCGTGACCTGTTCAAGTCAAGCAAGCCCGACATCATGGGCGATCTTGCAGATCAGCTTCGTGCCTTATCAAAGTCAAAAGCAGACAAGCGTATTAGTTACATCATTTTCGATGGACGAATTTGTTCCAGCATCCTTAACTGGAAGTGGCGCAAGTACACAGGGGCTAACAAACACACTAAGCACATGCATGTTAGCTTTAAGAAAGAAGCTGACAATGATGGT